ATTGGCATAATAATCTCCATTGTGGGTGATTTAATTATTTATCTTCTCTAAAAACTTAGAAATAGTCAAGCCAATAATATTCGGAGAATCAATTGGTTTTGTTTTAATATTATCAGGAATTACAAATACGAATTTAACATCAGGATATTGATCCGAAAACCATTCCAAATATTTAATTCGATTATAATTATCTTCTATATTAGATTGAGTGTGGGGTTCATAATTCTTAGAATCTTTATAAACATTTGAAATAGAATCTTGACCCTCGAGAATAAAATCGAATCCGAGGCAATAGAGCATGGTGTGCCCTTGTTTGATTGCCTCACGCATAGCAACCATGCCTGCGTTGTTGCGGCGACCAGTTGTCTCTTCGTATCGTTCCTGCTCTGGCGGAAAGATTGTTTGCCCTGTGATGCGCTTTTCTGTCACCGTGATCTCATTGATCATTCGTTCATCTATCGCAACCAGGTAATCATATCCATCGAAGTCCCGATAGAGAGCATTGCAACCAAAAATAGCACCTTGACCCACCAATGATTCAAGATTGATTTCTTCTCTTGACTTTCCATTACCGATTATAATTGCTATGTGATTCTTCGTAGAGTTCATCTTCTAGTTCGTCCCAATCTTCGTGTTCAATCACATCTTTCAAATGTTCTTTAAAGTTATGACGGGATTCGTCCTTCAATCTCTTCTTACGAATCCCACCACTCTCTTCCAAATACTCTTTGAATCGCTTTGTAGTTTTACCCACAACAGACTCCTATCTTCCTTTCACCAGTTTGTAGCCAACTTCGGAAACGCTTCCGCCACCAGAGCACGAGTCAGCCCCTTGTATGGAAGTTTCCGATCCTTCATTCCAATCAATACTTTTGTATCTCTTGGATCAATGTTCTCAAGCATTTGAATGAAGAGTTCTTCACGGCGTCTTTGCTTGAGATTCTTTTGTGCATCCGTTGGTCCATCGACAAATAGATACAGCTTCTTGATTTCGTAGGAGAGGCGAGTCTCATAATCAGAACCATTTGCAGCAGGTTTGAATGGTGGCGCACCTTCAGGCAGCAACCACTTCACATTCGGATCATAGGCGTAACCAAGAATTGCCTTCATCGCTGGACTGCTGTTCTTGTGTAGAATAGCAATCTTGTCTGCCTTCTTGGTGGCTTTGCCAACCTCTTCAAAAATCTCATCAAATGTTTTAGGTGTCATCAAAAATCTCCGATCGAATCCATTAAGTTCTTCAATTTGTTTTTAATAAAATAATTCAACAAACCGCCTCGCTTTGGCACCTGATAGTTGTTGTATTGTTCTATAATCTCATCAGCAATAGTATCTGGAACTTGTTCCAAGTCAACCAGTGCTTCGTTTCGCTTATAATTGCGCAGCATTTCTTCATCACAAAACTGTTCTGGTTCAAGATCAACCCAGCCTTCTAGCTTCTTGGAAGCAAGTGGCTTCTGGCGTTGCTTGTTGATGATTGTGCTATCACCAGAAAGAAAGTTTGGAATGCCATCACCACGATCACCCTTCATGATGTGCTCACGAAGAAACCGACGAGGATCTGTAATGCGAATCCATTTCTTCAGCACAGGACTGAATTGATCCACATTTGCATACTTCTGCAGCTGACCAAAGTCTTTATCGCCAGAGAGAATCAGAACACGCTCTGTATCTTCATTATTTAGATAAGTGCCTTTTTCTCGCACAAGCACACCAATGATGTCATCTGCTTCTGCACGACTGACTTGGATAACCTTGTATGGGAAAAACTCTTTGAGTTCATCACGAATCTTGTTGAGCACTTCGAAGATTTTGTTCCAGTCATGAGTTGACTGTTTGCGATCTTCTTTACGGTGTGCCTTGTAGTATGGAAAGATGTCCTTGCGCCAATAGTTCTTGTCGTCACAGGCGATAACGAGTTCGCCATAGTCTTTAGAGAACTTGGTCTTGTACATCCGAATAGAGTTGAGAACCATATGGCGAACCAGATCCTCATTTACATCAGGTTCATGTGCCAACTGCATCATCATGTTGGAAATCATGACCTGATTCAAGTCTAAGATAATCATTGTATAATCTCAATATAGTTGAAACTATATTCTAGTCGAATTCCTCTCCAATGTCAACTATTCCCTGAATGAACCCTTCATCCGTGGGTCTTTCTTTCCAATAGACATGGTAAGTATTTGTTTCATTGTTGACTGACACATCAATCATGTTTTCGATCATAGTTTGGAATGGATGGTGAATACCATTTTCACTGTACAATAAAGATCGAACTGCTTCCATTACAAGAAAAAAGTTTTCGGCAAATTCTTCGTCACGAACTTCAAATCCATACGCAGCAAGAACCTCATTCATTTCATCGGCAATTTCTTGTGTCAATTCGTCGCATTCTTCCATGGCAAGGAAGTCTTGCTCATCTTGCTTTTGCTGCTTGGCTTTATTAAAGTCTACGATTTCAGCCACGAAGTGCCCTTTCTGCTTTGTCCAAATCCTCGGTCCAAACCATTCCGATGTCACGATACCAAACACCAACGGTGCGCTGGACATATCCCTTCTTGTAGGATGGAGCGATACAAACACTCTTGGTGCGGTATTCACCATTCTCACCCCAGTACATATCTATGTAGTCACCGTGCAGAAGGTATGCCTGAAGATTACGCACATAACCTTCGAGCGAAGCAATACGAGCAGTTGCTCCCTTGTCTCCAAGGCGGAGATTTTGCTTTTCTGCGGAGATACGCTCTTTGGTATTCTTGATCCACGAACGCACACTCTGGAGCGAGAGAGGATCCTCTGGCTCTCTTTTGAGTACGCTATCATGAATGTTCTTGTACTCAGGCGGATTCGCAGCCTGACGAGCGGCACGAGCAGCGGCAAGACGCTCTGCTGCTGCTTGTTTTTGCTCTGGCGTCATCTTGCGCTTGCGCTTTTTAACCATTACTTGTTCCTCAGACTCTGTAAGAATGCCGTCCACTCCGCAGCACGGAGATCCCAAGAATAGAAATTGTCCACCCAGTTTTTCTGGAAGTCAAGTTTCGCTACCATATAGTCAGAGAGACGCTGATTGATTGAATGGTATAACTGATTGACAAAAATATTTGCATGCTCATTTACATCCTCGTGGAAGTTGTACATCCGAGCAAAACTGCCAGTTGTTTCAGGTAACGCAGCAAAGTTCGGACAGACCACCTCACAACCAGCACTCATTGCTTCAATGGCTGCAATGCAAGATGTTTCTGGCCAAATATTTGGATAACCAAAGATGTGCGCTTCCTGAAGTGCTTTGCGCACAACATCGTTTGGTTGATATCCATGATAAGTCATCTGAGGATGATCTTTGATCTCTTGAAACAATTGCTCAAATGGCTTATCTCGTTCCTTCCAACCATACGCTTCGAAGGACGAATACACATCAAGGTGGATCTTATCCCCAAAGGTCTTTGCTAGTTCTTTAACTGCAGCAACCAGAATGTTCAAACCACGATGAGGTGTGGTGTGATAGATCAGTTTGATTTGATCCTTACTCTTTTCATGCTGAGGAATCGGATCGATTGCATTCTTGAGTACAACAGACTGACTGTATGGAACACCCAGTCCCATGTTATAGGTCTGCAACTGATAGTTGGAAACAAATACCAACTTCTTGAAGCGATTGCGAGATTCTGCTTCACGGAGATGCTGAGACTCAGGATCGTCCCATGTATCGTGCAACCATAACAGATTCTTTTTCTTACGATCGGTCCAACGCACACGAGACTTAATGATGTAGAACTCATCAAGCAAGTCATTGTCAACTCGCTCATACAGTGCTTTGTTCATCAACTCGGTTCCACCCATAGCACCGTTGTAGGTGCCGTCTTTGGATGGACCAAGTGTTACAGTTTCAGAATCATCAATAACGCTTAAACTCATTAGACATACTCTACGCTTTCAACTGAATCAATACGAAATGAACGCCATGCTTGCTTGTTAACATCCCAAGCAGCAATCACGCCATCACTTACTTTGCGTGTGGTTCCTTTGCTCGTTGTTGTTTCAACAAAAGGAACAAGGTCTTCACGCAGCGTGCACTTCATCACTCGCTTCTCTCCGTTGACCTTCGTGAAGGTAACAGTTGGAGTTCCAGTGTGCAGCCAATGTACAAGTTCATTCTTAGTGTACTTCATTATATAGTTTCCTTTCTAGATCTTCAACACGCTTCTTGAGTGCATAGTTTTCTGCCTCAAGAGTACGAATGACATGATATAACCTTTTGCTCTCAAAGTCAATCTCACCACCACTAAACTGAGAAGAAGTCTTTTTGATCCCCTCATAGTAGTCCAAATTGGACTTGTATGCTTGTTCCCAATGATCAGGATACAGGACTTTGAGTTCTTCGCAGTCCACGCATCCGTCGTCATTGAGATGCAGTTTACCCATCTTAACATCTGCCTTTAGAAGTCGAGGATGAATACCCAACTTCTTCGCTGCTTTATGGAGATAGAGATACACTCATTTAATCTCCATAATCTTTTTCATATCACGCCATAGTCGCTCAACTGTAGCAACATGGATGCGAACATCTTCCAACTGTCGGCGCAACTGCTCATTCTCTTTGCGCAGTTGCATCACTTCCTCTTTGAGGACGATGCATTTATGCTGCGCATCAATATCTGAGTAATCGTCCATCAGCCTTGTCCACGATACCGTTTGAAGGATGCCTTCTTGCCCTTGTTCATCGACGAGAACTTGACATTACCACGACCAATGCTGGTCTTCTTATGATTACGAACATGACCTGTCAACGAACCAATACCACCTACTGCCTTTGCCATCTTATGCTCCTATAATGTATTCAAAAAGTCTGTACCCAATGTACAACGATCCAAGTATAGTTGGAATCACTATAAAAATCAACTCTGCGGTTTCAACTTTCATCACGCACTCCAATAATTATAACCAACAGCAAAGATACCAACTGAAGTCATGAGTAGATTTGTCATGATCAGCGGCATGTCATTCATGTACCATGCAGCAATCAGCCAGAGGACGCCACCTAAGATTGCGAGAATCGGACCCCATGGATAAATTCCAAGACCGTTCAGCGCAACTGATATAACCAATAGATTGGTAGCAGTCCACTTG